TTTTTGACAGATTGGAAACTGCAGAACAGACTCAAGCAAGATTTGAGAAAATGGAACACTTGGGGGAGTTTTTAAAGGAACTGACAAATTCATCAGTTCCTATTGATTTAGACGAGTTTATTAAAAATTATCGTTATCAGCCTAGAAATAAGTTTTTTAATAATCGGTAACAAAAGAACCTGAGTTTTCGTGATAGATATCTAAAGCAGCTTTTGGAAAAGTCTCTTCATTTGACTTATTTTGCTCAAACCATTTACATACTACCTGTTCATTGTCTCTAACTAAGACTACCGTCATTAAAGGGCTGCCTGATTTGAGTTGAACTATTGTTCCTACTTTAATTTCTTCCATTTTTTCCTCCTATGGATATATATAGAGTAGCTATTTTATTCCAATTTTGGTTCCGATATATATGATGGCCAAAATTAGTATTATACCTGTTATTAAACTCATACTCTTTCCTTGGTTAATTTGGGCTTGAAAGGGTACAGAAGTTCGGGAGTTCTGTAACACCCGAACTTTACCGCAATATTCTGCGGTTAAATTGGTAATCTTCCTGTATTTTCTAACCAGTTTTTTAGAAGTTCATTACTATCTAGAATTGATTTTATATAGTCTTTATCCTCATAATTAGCCGTAGCTATCAAATAATTGTTTATAATTAACTTTAATTGTCTTTGATAACTATCTTCATCAGGATATAAATCATACGTTCTCATGCCGGAGATGCCAACATTAGAACTTATTAATTCAAAGTATTCTCTTGCCATTTTTCTAAAAAACAGCTCTTTTTCTTCATTGCATAGATTGTTAGGAATGGAAAAGAAAATATTTTGTTCGTGATGTAGTGCTTCAGGAATGGGGAAATCAAGAGTAATCTGAGATTCTTCAGGAACGAAGAAACCTTCTTCACCTAGTTTCTTAATTACAGTCTGATTGATTAACTCAATGTTTTTTTTACTAAGTTGTCTAGTATCGTAAGAGAGTCTGAAATATCTCATTTACTTTCCTTTTTGTTAGCAAAATTAATGTAATCATCATCTGTTACGTTATCTAATCCCTTCTTAATTAAAATCTTAAGAATTTCAGTATCTTTTATACTCATTTTGGTAAGCACAACAGCTTTTACATGTTCTTCTTGGACTTTTTTCCATGTTAGATCATCAATGTGTTTTGTCGGCATTTTGTGTTCCCTATTTCTACTTATGAAAAAATAATATCATTTCTTAGAAAAAAAGAAATTATTTTATTGACATCTAAGAAATGAGATTATTATAATTTAGTGAAATCTAATTTCTTAGAAAAAAAGTTTTTCTTTTTTGAGGGTTACTTTGTGAACTTATTTATTGACTGGTTAGAGATAGAGCAGGACTTTGGGGTAGAAATCCCTGAAGAGCTTTTACTCTCTATTTATGGTCAATATTTAATGGTTGTTACTGAAGGCGGTGAAATTCAAAAAAGTAGAGTCACAGGTAAATACCATCATAAAGGCAGCTATTGTGATGAGGTTAGTATTAAAATCTCGGGTTCTGTTATTCGTATGGCAGGAAATCCAAGTAGATGGGGTCGAGTAGAAAATGTTTTTGGTTTTGATACTGTAGATAGTTGCGTTTCCTGTTTCAATTCAATTCTTTCCTCTCTTAAATTACCAATCTTTACTCGTTGCACTGAAATTTTTTATCGCCAAGGCGAAGATGGCTCTAAGGTCTCAAAATTTTCTAATGGCGCAATCATTAAACGTTTAGATATTACGACCAATAAAGCTGTTGGTAAGGGTAATGAGCGTACATTTCTAAAAGCCTTATCGCAGATGCGTTATAGAAATTCTATTGGCAGACTTCATACAAATGGTTGCACCACGGATTGGCTTAGTGAAAAAGGAAATGCCAATTTAATTTATCCAAGCTGTTATATAAAACACGAAGAAATGCGAGTTCATTCTTATGACAAGATTAAGCGTAAATTTGGTGAAGAATCAAAAGAGTTTAGATATTACAGAAGTGTTTATGAGTATTGCAGAGAAAATGGGGTAGTCCGTTTTGAGCAAAAATTAAAATCAAGATATTTGCAGCGTGAAAATTTATGTTATTGGGGAATTAGTGATTTTTCAGTATTAGAAAACTTACAGAAGGAATTTACTGACATGTATAAAAAGCTAAATGTAAGTCAATATGATTTAGAAACCATTGCTGAACAATTAGTTTCTCAAGGGATTGTTGATACATTGAGAAAAGCAACAACTTCAGCATATTACGCAATGTTATGGGCTAGTGGCAAAGAGTTAGGCCTAAAATCTCGTCAATATGAAACTCATAGAGCAAGATTAAGAAAAATAGGTATTGATATTGCTAATCCTTGCGATGTTGAGAAATTCCAAGCGGTTAGAGTTATCGCCTGTGAAAATATTATGGTTCGTCCATTTAAAGCCCCTGATTTTTATCAATTTCCAAGTAACGCTCCTCAGTTACGTTTTGTTGTTTAATAAATAAGTCTTTTCATCATTAATTAGGAGAAATCAATTATGCGTACCGGATTTTATATTGTAGGTATCTTAAAAGGTTATAAATCTTCATCTTTCACTAATAGAGAGACTGGAGAAGTAAAAGATCGTCATAACATGGGGGTTCAATTACAAGAGCCTGATGGTTATGGCGGCTATAACACGTCAATTCAAGAAATCAAGATTGATGATCGTTCTATGAATGATGTGTTAAGAAATACGATTAATCGCTTAAAGGATAAAACGGTAATGGTGCTTGTTTATCCTCGTGAATGGGCTATGGAAAATGGCCGTAAAGGTATCACTTACAATTTTGATGAAAGTTCAATCATAGAAGAATTGAAATAATGCGTGAATTTATAGAAATGGTAGGAGCGAGTTTTATTGGTTGTAGTCTTGCTCTAACAATTTTTTATTTATTGGTATTTCATTTATGAGTAATGAAATCGAGATTACAACGAAGTTATGTCAATCTCAATCAGGCATTAGTTGTAATGACGTAGTTTTGAAAATACCACAGACAGAGGCCGTCAAACTTCAATCTGTGGCATTTTCAGGTAATGAAAATCAAAACTTTTCGGCTCAGGATTTTATTCATCATGTCGATAGTTTTGGCTTTTCATTTGGTCTGGTGCTTATTTTTTATTTGATAGCTAAATCTATTGGTTCAATTTTAGCTATTTTGAGATGAGCACATCATTTTAACTCAGTACAAGGAGTTTATTATGTCAAATCTTAAAAAATATCTTGTTTCAGCAGTTGTTTTGGGTTCTTCATTAAGCGCTTTTGCTCAAGGTGAAGCAGCTCAAAAGGTACAAATTGATGTGAATAGTATGCTTGGACAAGTGGACTTTTCTACTGTAGTAGCAGGTATTCTTGCTGCAGGTGGGGTTCTTCTTGGTCCTCGAATTGCGAAAATGGGTATTCGATTTATTTTAGGTTTATTTGGCCGTTAGGGAAAAAGGAGGGTTCCCCCTCCTTTTTTATTTATTAATCAATGATAAAGGGCTAGGTAATGTTTTTATGGGATTTAATATACTTTTTCCTTGGAATAGTTTGCGGATTGGTCGTAGTGCTTGGGTTGAACAATTTATAGTTATTGTATTTTTTGCATTTTTTTGTGGCTTATCATTTTCTGCTGACAGACCTTTTACAACTGAAAATAAAACTAAAGTAATTGTGAAAGACTTGCTTGAGAGATCATATAACAGAACGTATAACTTACCTGCTGTTATTCCTAATTCTGGTGCATCTACAATGCAAGAAGTACGTAGAGCAAATGTTTTACGTAGTATTGCTAAAAAAGCGACTAGAGCATCCGGAGCTTTATATTCTAAACATCCTATTACGGGTTTAGCGGTTACTTTTGGTTTGGGATATTTTACTGACGAATTGATTGATAGTGCTTTTCAGAAATTTACTTCTGCCTCTCAAGATTCATTAGGTTTTTATGTTATGGCGAAAGATCCTAAAACAGGCCGGTTAGAGAAAGTTTATTTAGAGGAAGAGCCATCTTTATTTAATCCGGCATTTGTAAATCTTCAAGATAATATAGTTTTTACTTATGAAGATGCCTATGGAACTTGTCAAACATCTTCCTATGATGAAACGTTGAATTGTGCAATTAATAAAAATTTTGAGCTAAAGATGGAAAAAGCTTCGTCTAATTCAGTTTTATCCGATTTTAAGGTTGTTTCTAAAGAAAAATCTCCAATTTATGCAGATGGTTTATTTGTTAATTATAGTTACAAACAATGTTTTAAAAATTCATCTAATTGCTTTACTCAAAGATCTTTTTTTACAGTTAGGGTTATAAAAAAAGAACAAAGATCACCATCGGCAAAAGCTCAAGTAGTTTGGGGAGGAAACGTTGTTCCAGATGATAAGGTTGTTTTACAAGATGATGCTCAAATATCTACTTTTGCTAAAAATGCAGTTTCGTTAAACAGTGATGAATTCACCGATGAAGAAAGAAAAGTGATTTCTAATATTCAACCTAGTGATGTTAGAAAATATTTTACAGATCCATCTTTAAAAGCTAAGGATTTAAGTAGTTTTAGATATTCAGATGATATGTTTGATGATGTTGTTAGCTCTAGTAATCCTAAACCTAAAGAGGGTGAAAAAGAGTCTGATTCTACTTCTATATCAAAAAGCGTTGATTTTTCTTCTCCGGCTGTTGATATGCCTGATATTAATCCTCCTACAGCACTTCAAATACTGGAGCCATTTAATGAATTTTTCCCTTCTTTAAAAGATTTTAATATTTCCGAAAGAGAAATACAGTGTCCAGTTTGGAGTGGGCATATTCCGTATTTAGAGGCCAATGTAACTTTAGATAGACATTGCGATTATGTAGAAAGGAATAAAGGCATCATATCATCTTTGATGTTATTGATTTGGGGAATTGTTTCTTTAAGAGTTTTATTGAGTGCTTAGGGAGGGCGGTTTTATGTATGGAGTTATATTTGCTGCATTATCTTCTTTAATGCAATTTTTGGTTAGAGGTGTGATTGCAAAATTTTTTGTATTTTTTGCATTGTTTTATATTACGACCGAATTTATTCCTGTAATTATAGAGTTGTTTTTACCTAAGAATATTCCAAACATAAAGGATTTATTTAATGCGTTGCCGGATTCAATTCTTTATTTTTTATACATTTTAAAAGTTCCTACAGGTATAAGCCTTTTCATTTCTGCTTTACTGTCTCGTTTTATCATTCGCAGAATTCCTGTTATTGGATAGGGGGTAATTTATGGCTATTTCTGCTTATGTAGGGTTACCCGGGCATGGTAAATCTTATGAGGTGGTTAAATCCGTCATTATTCCTGCCATCTCATCGGGGCGCAGAGTTGTATCAAACATTTACGGATTAAATAAACAATTAATAGAAGAGTATTGTTTATCGAAAGATAAGAAATTGTCACCTGAGAATTTGGGTGAGTTAGTAGTTGTAGATAATGACGCTTGTTTAAGTGAGAATTTTTATCCTTATAAAAATGCGATAGATAACGGTATTGAAACCTTCTGTAAAGCAGGGGATTTAATTGTTATTGATGAGGCTTGGCGCTTTTTCCCTAGAAAAGAAAAAATCAAAGACAATCATTTTTCATTTTTATCTGAACATCGACATTTTACTGATGATAATGGTGTTTCTTGTGATTTTGTCATTCTTAATCAAGATTTAACTAATTTACAAAAAGAACTTGTTGAGCGTATTGAAACCACGTTCAAGATGACAAAACTTGTCGCAGCAGGTTTGAAAAGTCGTTACAGAATAGATGTTTTTTCAGGTAATAAATGCTGGAAAACATCAAGGACTTCAACTTATCAAGAAAAATATGATAAAGCTATTTTTCCACTTTATAAAAGTTATGAAACGGAAAATGGACGAGAACTAGTTACGGATAAGAGACAGAACGCATTAAACAAATCTAGCATTAAGTATTTTGCTGTTCTTTTTGTGCTTATTTTTGGTTTTTCAGTATATAAATTGATTAATTTTTTTCATCCAAATGATGTGAACGATAGTAAACCGGAACAAACAATACAAGAAAATAGTGAATTAAATTCAGTATCGGAATCTAGCAATCAGTTGCCGATTCAAATAGTACCGCCTTTATCTGCTCAATGGAGAATAACAGGGGAGTTACAAAAATCAGGAAAAAGTTTTGTGATTTTAGCGGATAACCAAGGAAATTTACGTTTAGAACCTCGTTCAAGCTTTAATTTTACAGGTCGGATGCTAGAGGGGATTATTGATAATCAACGAGTAAATTATTATTCAGGAGTAAAACAATGAGATTACAACGTAACATTTTATTTTTCTTATTTATGTTTGTTTTTGGTTATGCTCAAGCGAAAAATATTAATTTCAAATTGGAGGCTGTGCCATTACCTAAAGCTGTAGGAATGATTTATGACGAAGTTTTAGAAAAGCCTTATATGTTAGATCCCAAACTGGCCGCAGATACACGTTTGATTAGCTTTCATACAACTGAAAATCAAGATTTTGGCCAATTTATTACACGATATTTTGAAAATATGAATATCAAGGTTTACGAGAAAAATGGGGTTGTTTACCTCGCTCATATTGAGCCTAAACCCGCAAAAATTATTAAGAAAAGTTTTGTTTATAATCCTATTCATCGTGATACAGAATATCTAGCCCAATTTCTTCAAGGAGAAGGTCAAGTATCAGCAAGCGGTGATAAGCTTGTTTATTATGGAACAGTTGAAGATATTTCAAGAATTAAATCTGTTTTACAGTCTGTTGATACGCCAAGTCGTGAAGTTGTTGTGACAGGCTATGTTTTTGAAGTACAAGATGTAGCAAAAGAAGGAAGTGGCATTAATCTTTTAGCAAAATTACTTTCAGGAAAGCTAGGCATTAATATTGGATATAAACAAAATTACGAAAACTTTATTACGGTTAATGCCGGTAATCTAGATGCAATGATTGAGTTATTTCGTACTGATGAGCGTTTTCAGGTCGTGAGCAGTCCAACTTTACGTGTAAAATCAGGCTCAAAGGGCAATTTTTCGGTAGGTTCTGATGTTCCTGTATTGTCTAACGTGACTTATCAAGATGGCCGCCCAATTCAGTCTATTGAATATCGATCTTCTGGTGTGATTTTTGATATTCAACCAACTATAAAAAGCAATGCGATTGATTTAAAAATCAATCAGCAGCTCTCTAACTTTGTAAAAACAGATACTGGAGTAAATCAGTCTCCAACACTGATTAAACGTGACATAGTAACTGATGTAACGGTTAAAAGCGGTGATGTGATTGTTTTAGGTGGGTTAGCTGAAAATAAAATTACAGAAGGTGAAACTGGCTTTTCTTTCTTGCCTAAAGGTATTTTAACAGGGAAGTCTAAATCTAATACAAAAACTGATATAGTTATCTTGTTACAAGTGAAGATGATTTAAAAGTAAAAGCCGCAAAGGGTAAAGGCGTTACACGCCTGCGCTTTGAGGCTTTTACGATACAACTTAATTATAGGAGAATTGATATGTCAGAATCAGTGATGAAGAAATAGCTTTCCTGATAAATTGGGGTGTCGGGGGAAAATGCAGTGCATTTTCTCCTGACGTAAGGGGCAGCGGCTGCAGCCCCGTAAACCCTGCTCAATGTGTTTTGAAAAAATGAATATGTTGCGCGTTCCATTCTTAAAAAAATCACAAAATTAAAATCGCCCCTGTTAAAAATTTATTATTTAAAACATCCTCAAAAAGTTAATGTGAAACGTTCAAAAGGCTTTGCATTTTCTTTACATTTCTATTGTATAGTTCAATAACTTTTAAAAAACTCATGTTACAGTGCATGAAATTTCCATATTTTGTATTGATTAAGCAGTATCCGTGACCTGTGCATAACTCTGTGATCTTATTAATACGTAGCTTTTACTAACCTTGTAATTGATTTCGCATAATGATTTTCGGATTATGTTACAATTCGCAGCGCGGTATAATCGCCATTGGCACCGCGCAAGAATTTACACATAATCCGCCATTATGCGAAATTTTAAGTTATTGAATTTATGTCAAATATTACTATTCAACATATCACGCCAAGACATTTTTATGAGGCAGTGAAACTTCTCAAACAAACTGAGCATAATATAAGATTTAGCTATGATACGGTTGAAATTCGTTTTG